TTTAACGACGGCAAGATAAGTTATATAGCAAGGTACATTCAGAAATCTATGGGGTCTCTAAAGCAAGCCTTTGTTGCAGATAAAAATATTTCCTGGATATACAAGCCAGCATTGCTTTGGGAAGTTTCAGGAACAGAAAATATAAAGCCTACAAATGGACAAACAGCAACTGGAAACAAATACGCATTAGCAGCTATTCCATTGAACTCAGATTTGAATGATCAAATACCTAGGGTCGTAAATCATGAAATTGTCAATAACATTATTGACTTTGGAGATGGAGTTTTGTTTATCGGAAGATACAATGGATATTTTTATTCTGCTGGAGAAGTTATAAGGTATGATGCAGTAGAGTATAACGTTTCGGTTTTGCCATCAAGCGTAACAGGATCTACTTTTACTGGAGGAAACGTTTGGATAACAAGTCCACAAGAATACGAAGACTATTTCTCTAAGCTATCATTTAATGGAAAAATCTATCCAACTGGACGTGTAAGAATTTATGCAGAGCCAAACTACGAAACTTTTAATGGCATAACCAGAATGTCCAACGGTGAGGTAGCTAAACACGGCAGAGAACAATTTGGTACAAAGATCGTGCCTCACGTTGCAGGACTAAGCCCTGAGTGGACAAGCAACGACAATGTTTATGGATGTAAAATGAAGTCAAACTACTTGTTTGGAAATTTTGCATTTACTGGGGACATTAGCACAGGATCAGCTGGAGTAGGAAAGTCTTTAGCTACTCAGTCTTCAAGGTCTAGCGTAATAAAAAACTATCTATCTTTTTCTCACAACGAAGAGCTATCTAGCAAGAATCAGCTTTCCTCTACATCAGAAACTGTTCAGGCATCAGCCCTGGTATTTAATGGACCATCGTTTTCTTCAGAAGATTCTCCAATAGATTTTATTTCTTACGTAAATAAACCATTAAATAATTCTTTTAAACATTTTGGAACAAGAATGAGAATTATCGGAAAAATTGAAAACAATGATAAGTCAATTCAGAATGCTTCAGGAGCAACAACATACTTTAATGTGGAAACCACAACCCCAGATGAAAATAAAACTATTTCTGGTGGAAGCGGTGGAATTGCGACACTTTTAAATCCAGAAAATAACAACGGATACTACTTTGAGATAGCAGCTTTATCAGAAAAAAATATAGATAAGTATAAGCTAAATAGCTCTAGAGTTAGAAAAAATGTTACACGATTTAACGCCACTAGCTCTAACTCTGCTGTTGTGTACGTTAGCTCAGCAAGTAAAAGCTACCCAGTCGGATCTAAAATTATTCTTGATTCTGGAAAGCCAGCTAGCTCTAGTCCTGTAAATCTGCCTACATATGCACTCGGAACCTGGACCGTAACTGGGGCAACATCAGCAGCAGTAACCATATCTGGATTTGGATTTACAGTTGAAGACACCACTGGAATCAATCAGACCGAAAACATATCGCTGCTTCCTTCTACCTTTGACTTAGACGGAGTGGCTAATGTATTTTTCTATAAAATATTAAAAAACACAAGCTATGACATTCAGACTCCTCTAAGAGATCCGACAAAAGACCCAACGCCAACAGCAACAAGCCTGACCCTAGACAATAACTTGCCTGGTGCCGCAACGCCTACTACTATAACAGCTTCTCAGGATGGAGAACTTATCCTGCCGTCTGGAGGAATAGCACCATCCATTGTTCAAGTTGGTCAAAGAGTTTCTTTAATTGGACAAAAAGATCCTTCTCAAAATGGATATTATACGCTAACAACGCCAGGATCAGAAAACTCAAAATGGGTTTTGACAAGAGATGAAGACGGAATACCAGTTAAGCTTTGGAGCGGTCTATCCTCTATTATTGTTGATGATGGAAACTTTGCTGGCCAGTCAAGGGTAGTGGCTGAAGAGCTGACAACTGTTTATGATCTAGCTATAGAGTATCAACCAGTAGGAAATTCTAGAAGATTTTTCTTATACCTAAATGATACTCAGATAGCGGTAGTTGACGATCCAGACCCACTCCCCCTAAATAATGTAAACAATGTGGCACTGTTTGTTCGTGGAGCGTCTCACTGCATGTTTGAAAATGTTTATGCTTTAACTAACAACTATAGTCAAAACTCTGACGTTTCTCTGGGCCCAATTGCAAATGAAATTTTTACAAACAAATCTGACATATCATCTAATGAAGCATTTAGGAAATATTCGATCAATGGTATTGTTCAACCTACATACCTTTCTGGAATAGACCCATCTCAGCCACCAAAATATAACATGTTTTATGAAGAGTTCGGCAGTATCTTTAGGGAGATGGCATACTTTAATGTAAAGTATGACAAGGCTTATCCAGCCTTATACGCATCAATATCTCCAACATTTAACAAGCTTCGTGGATACACGGTTTCTGGATTCTTTGCTGGAGCATATGGTGCAGAGTTCTTAATCTTTAACGCTACAGACACATTCTTATTCTTAGATGAAACAGTTGGAAACTACTTAAGAATTCAAGGAATAACATTTACTCAAGATTCTCGCTATGATTTAACTGTTGATAATTATTTTGAAAAAACTTCAAACTTTTCAAATCCACAACTAAAAGAAGACCTAACCATCCTGTCTCCAGGAACACAAAAAGAATTGTATAATGACATTAAATCTAGTAGAATAACATATGGAAGAAATCAGTTTTTGTTGGACTCTATATATATACAAAGTGCTGATGCAGCTAACAACTTAATGAAATGGTTAATATCAAAAATTATGAAACCGAGAAGGTCCGTAGGCGTTAGCATTTTTGCTAACCCAACAATACAGCTAGGAGATATCGTGTCCATAGACTATTCTGATAGTTCTGATGAAGTAACTTTTGATCCAGAAAAAAGATTTGTTGTTTATAGCATAGATTATAAAAAAGATAGCTCTGGACCAAGCATGAGTTTATATTTGAGTGAGGTGTAAAAATGAGTGCAGAAGTTGCCGCAGCACAGCAAATGCTTGATAATGCTCAAGCTCAATTAAGAAGATTTGACGCCCCTTTATCATCTCTTAAAGCTGCACTTGACAGTGCCATAGCATCAAAAAACAAAAGATCCATAGAACGTGCAGAAGCGGCTTACGTTGCAAAAAAGACTCAAGATTCTAGCGATAGAAAATTTTATCTCGGGGCTGTGACATCTGCTCAAAATAGGCTAACAGCAGCCAAAGCAGCTCAGGAAGCAGCAAATACAACATCATCAAATGCAGCAGCCCAGGCAGCAGCTCAGGCAGCAGCAGATGCAGCAGCTCAGGCAGCAGCAAATGCAGCAGCCCAGGCAGCAGCTCAGGCAGCTGCAAATGCAGCAGCTCAGGCAGCTATAGACGAAGCAAATAGAAAAAGAGCCGAGCAAGAAGAAAGAGATAGGCAAGCTGCGGCAGCAGCTGCAGAGCAAGCAAGGCAAGAAGCAATTGCTAGAATGCCTAAACCCCTAGTGGTTTCTGCAAGGGAGCCAGTTAAGTACGCAACGCCATCAGATGTTTTAATTGATATAAACGACTTGCCAGTTGATCTAATACTTAAATTAACTTTAGAAAAAATTGGGGGATTAGAGCTAATTAGTCTAGTTAGACATGATACAGTCAATGGACAGAACATAGTCTACAGACCAATAAAAAACATTTCTCAGTTAGCTATTGATTATAATCCACAAAATATGGTAAAGATGCCAGATTCTGCGGACTCGTACTTTAAGAATTTTCCAATCAAGCTAGAAAATCACATACAGCAAACGACAAATGAACTACCGCCCCTGGTTGCATACATTGATTCAGCTACAGAAAATGTTATAATTGATGTGGTTAACATTAAGGCAGATTACGAAATAGAGGTTCAAATGGTCTCTTCTGGAAAAGTTTTTGATGCTACAATATATATGGAGGACTATAGCTCATGATTACAAACGTTGGAAAAAACTTGCTAGCCAAATACCTTATTGGTCAAGCTCCAGCATACGCAACACACATTGCTATTGGCTGTGGAACTAAACCAAATTCAGCAGATCACGAACCCAACAATAATGAAATTTCTTCTATACTAGAAAAGAAAAATCTAGAGTTTGAAATGTTTCGTGTTCCCATTAGCTCAAAAGGATATGTAAATGAAGACGGTGCGTCTAAGATTGTTTTGACTGCAGAGTTGCCAACAGTTGAAAGATATGAGATTACAGAAATAGGTGTTTACTCTGCTGCATCAAACCCAACAGCGGGAGCCTATGATAGCAAAATGGTATATTCTTTTTCAACAACAGAAAATTGGGAACATCACACAGCAACAAATGCTACAGCAATTCCTATAATTAACGTACCATTAGCTACTACAGATCCAGAAATAATTACTCAGGACTCTAAAGTTTTTCAAACTAATGCAGATAATAAAACTTTGCTGGACATTCAGAGGCTAGAAAGATACGAGTCCTGCAGATATCTTAATAACAGTATTTTTATATCTGGAGATGAGTCAACATTATCAATTCCTTCAGGATCAAAAATGGTAGCCAGCTCTGGGTCTAATCACATACATTTGCTTGCAGCAAGTATTGATCTTAACAAAAACTCAGCAATGGACGAGCTAAAGCTTGCATTTTCTGTTGTCAGCAAAGATGCCTCAAACGAAGTTCACCCATCTCGTGTAAAAGTTCTAGTTGAATTTGCAGACAACGACGCTGGCGAAGCAACAAGTTATGCCCAGCTTCAAGTTGATCTAACTAATGGAACTGGTGAAGGTCAGCACGACTTTTCAACCAATAGATATGTTGTTGCTACCAAAAGGCTAGACGAGCTAGTAAAAAGTACAATCTTTACATGGAACTCAGTTAATGTTGTAAAAATTTGGGCATCTGTTTTGGGGGCTGGCGGAACACCGACCTCAGACTATTACGTAGCTCTTGACGCAATTAGACTAGAAAACGTATCATCTATCAACCCTTTATACGGAATGACAGGTTATTCTGTAGTGAAGTCTCAAGACTCTCTTCCTGTAGTAAAAGTTTCGAATACTTCAAATCTAGTAGAATTTCGATTTGCACTAGACGTTGATTTGGACATTGACAATGCCAGCTAAAAAAGTAACTATCGAAAAAAAGGATCTTCCACCATTAACTCCAGATGGAAAATACTTAATTAGATATAGGATTATTTCAAACGACAGGAACAGAACGTCTCATTGGTCTCCCATTTATACCCTAAATGCAACAAGTCTTATTAAAACTGTTACTTCTAATATTGAGGTTACTCCATCAGACATCATTGTAACCTGGGGAGATGCAAACAAGGCAGCATTATATGATATTTTTGTTAGCTATAAAATTGGCGGTACGTGGGGGGATTACTTTTTTAAAGGATCCTCCCCAATACACACATACGGATTCTTACAGCCACTTAGCTTAACTGCAATTGGCTACGGAGCTACAGATATAAGAATTGCCATACAGCTAGCTGGAACAGAAAAGATTGAGAGCCCTACCCTCACAATATCTACAGCTGAAAAATCTTTACAGCCAAGCATTAGCGGTGGTAGTGCATGAGCTATTTAATACAGTTTAGAAATGATACTGCTGCAAATTGGGCTACAAAAAACACAGTCCTTGCAGCTGGCGAAGCGGGGTTTGATGTCACAAATCAAATTTTGAAAGTGGGAACTGGAACTACTCCGTGGTCAAGTCTTCAGGGGATTTCTCTCGCAACTGGCGGTGGTGCTCCTGGAATTATTTCTCAATTTGCTGGTGCAACAGCACCCCCAGGATATCTTTTATGTGATGGAGCAGCAGTGTCACGAACAACATACAGCTCTTTGTTCACTACTATTGGAATAGCCTACGGTGCTGGAAATGGAACTACAACTTTTAATTTGCCAAATTTGCAAAACAGAATTCCTGTGGGTAGGGGAACAGATGCTGAATTCGATGTTCTTGGAGAAACTGGTGGTGCCAAAGCCGTATCTCTAACAGCTACAAATATACCATCTCACAATCACACAGGAACAACAGCTGCAGAAACTCAGGAGCATACCCACACGTTTGGTACAAGCAGTGACCAGGCAATATTAAATATTCATGGTGCTGGCTCAGCTTCTGTTATTGCTGGAGGCTCTGGGTCTGGTGCTGGTTCTGGTTTTAGAAGCTCATACCGTTCTGGCGGCTCAAACATTGCTGGAGCTGCGTCATACGACGCCTGGGTCCACACCCACAGCCACTCTGGCACAACCAATGGAAGAAGTGCATCGCACGATCACGCTTTTACAACAAGTTCTGTAGGCGGAGATGGACTTGGCGGAGTAGTTCCAGTAAACGTATTACAGCCATACGTTGTGGTAAACTATATAATTAAGATATAAGGAAAAAATGGTTAAATATTTATTAAGCATGAAGTGCACAAACACAGAATGCCCTACATTTGAACAGGCAACATCTTTTTGGTTTGAAAGGTCAAGTACCTCACACCCCTGTGGTATTTGCGGATATACAATTGTTTTTTGTGAAGTTTTAAGAGAACAAGAGTTCCCAGACCTAGAGCTAAACCCACCAGCTTAAGTGGTAGATTTTTAGCGGAATAAGTGGTATAATTAATTATGGCCAGAATACCAACACCAGATAGAGGACAGCCTCTAGACGTAAACTATGTATATCAAATAGTTGAAGCGATTAATGATTTGTCTTCTCAGATTTCTTCTGCAAGATATAAGTATGCATCTATAGATACAGCAGAAGGAAAACAAAGTACACTATTAACAGACACTAAGGTTGTTGCTGGAGAAGAGATCATCTATCCAACACTAACAACAGTGACGGCAGAAACAGATCAAGCTTTTTCATACTCCTTTAAAGGTGAGTACAAATATCCTCCTATTGTTACTGCTACCCCAGTTCTTATTGAAGGAACGTCTTCTGGAAAAGATGTTTCTGTAGTTATTTCAAGCGTGACTAACTCAGGGGTAAATGGTATTGTTCGATTCAATACAGCAGGACAGCTAGCTGTCAAAGTTCACATTATTGCTGTGGGTATTCCAAACTAGCAATGACCAAGAGACACGGCCAGGTAGACATGGCAGAGTATAATGCTCTTCCATCTATACCAGGAAATAAAAAGGTTTGGTTCTTAAACGGTGAGTTAGTAAGAGTACACCACCTAAATAAATCTAATGGAATTATGTCGGTTTTTAATATAGTAAAAGACAGAATTGAAAGCTGCCTAATTTCAGACTTTAAGAAAAATAGACAAAGAGCCTACACTGTTGGCCAAACAGCAGAACTTGTAAATCGTCACAAAAAATATATGCCCAGCTTAATGAAGCGTGGAATTATCCCTCACCCCACTGGATCTCAAAAAGGTGGGGAAACTGGGTGGCAGGTTAGATCCTATTACTCAGAATCACAAGTAAAAGAAATTCGTGATATACTGGCTACCTACCACATGGGTAGACCAAGAAATGATAAGTTAATTACTAATGACATAACCCCTAGTCGACAGGAGTTGACAAGGCGTATGGGAGATGGTATACTGACTTATACGAAGACAGAAGACGGAAGATTTATTCCTATTTGGTCTGAGTCCATTTAATAGAAAGATATGGGTATGGAAAACGAAAGCACTAGAGTAAAAGTTGGACTAGGATACACGCTTAATCTTGGCAATTTTCAATCACTAAGGATTGACCTAGAAGTGTCAGATAGCAAGCGAGACAACGAAAACACTGGCGAAGCCTTTGAGCGTGTCTATGAATTTGTAGAAAACAAGCTAGCAGAAAAGGTTAAAGAAGCCTCTTCTGAAATTGACAGCAAGTAATGGCCGAACGTAAATACCGAATGGCTTTACTTAGCAGGTACGCTAAGCTACACAAAGCCAGGTATGAAGAAAAGCCTATTGTCAATCTAAACGTAGAGCAGTGGGCAGCAGATGCTTTAATAGAGTCTTTCACTCTAGAGGTCTGCTATGATATGTTAGACTATTACTTTGAGGTAAGCCCAAACCCTAACTGGAAATATTTTGCAAACTATGCAGACACTATTATAACTTCCAGGGAAAGATTAGTACAAGATTTAAGAGAACGTGCCGAGAGAAGAAAACAAGCAAAGGAGTGGCTAAGTGAGTAACGTAGAAGCAAAACTAATATCTGCAGTCTTAAAAGACAAACAGGTTCATGTTTTGCTACAGGCAAACGTAGAAAACCTATTACGTACTCATACTGATGTTTGGCAGTTTATCAGAAAGTATTCTGAAGTAAACGCATCTGTGCCTCCAGTAAGCCTAGTCTTAGAAAAGTTTAGAGACTTTACTACTACAGAAGACGTGGGATCAACAAAGCACCACCTAGAAGAATTGCAAGCAGAGTATCTTAACTCTAGCCTAAAAGATATTCTTATGACAACAGCTGCTGATGTCCAGGGAGGTAAGGGACCAGAAGCCCTAGAAGAATTAATTACAAAAACCTCAGAGCTAAAAAAGAACACGGCAGTTATTCGTGACATTGATGTTACAGATATTGATTCTGCAGTAGCTTACTTTGAAAATGTTCAGAAGCAAAAAGCATTAGGTATACTAGGAATTAAGACTGGGCTACCAGGCTTCGATAACTACCTACCTTCTGGAATTATGCCAGGGCAACTAGGAGTCTTTCTTGCCTACCCAGGTATTGGTAAGTCTTGGCTATCCCTGTACTTTGCCGTTCAGGCTTGGAAACAGGGTAAGTCTCCCATGGTTATTAGCCTTGAGATGTCAGAGACAGAAGTTCGTAATCGTGTGTTTACAATTATGGGTGAAGGCCTTTGGTCACACCGTAAGATAAGTAACGGAGAAATAAATATTGATGACCTAAAGCGTTGGCACAAGGTCAATGTTGAGGGTAAGCCAGAGTTTCATATCATATCTAATGATACTGGTGGAGACATTACTCCGTCAGTTCTTCGTGGAAAGATAGATCAGTATAAGCCAGACTTTGTCATTGTTGACTACCTACAGCTAATGAGCCCTAACCAAAAGTCAGATAATGAAACTGTGAGAATGAAAAACCTGTCTCGTGAACTAAAGCTTATGGCTATTGGAGAAGAGGTTCCAATCATGGCTATCTCGTCTGCAACACCAGACGACGTTACAAAACTTGATACCGTACCTACGCTGGGACAGACAGCTTGGTCACGCCAGATTGCCTACGATGCTGACTGGGTGCTAGCAATGGGTAGAGCAGCTAATAGCGATATCCTAGAATGTGTTTTCAGAAAGAACCGTAATGGATTTATGGGAGACTTCCTTGTGCAGGCAGACTTTGACAAAGGCTGGTACAAGTACAAGGATTATGAAGATAAGTAGTTATAATGGTTTATGGACAATTTACACCATAAACCGATTAAGAGTTTTTCTTTAGATGGAAACATCTACGACGACTCCGCAATTGCACGACTAAAAATAGAATACATAAAACTATTACTGATTGAGATGAAAACCCTGGGGTATGTTCCAAGACTAGACATTGACCCAGACTTCACAATACGGTATAATAAAGAAGTAGAAATCTTTGAATTTAAATTAACGACATATGGAATATACGTAGGAAAGAAAAAAATAGAATGGATAATAGGACTAGACGGAACAAAAGTAATCTATACACAAAAGAGCAAATTAAAAGAGTTCTTGCGGGATCGGGTATAGAGGTTCAGTCCGAGGTTGATTCCGACTTTATAATCTTCTGCCCATTTCACAATAAC